GAAGTTGGAGTCGTATGAGGAGTTTAAAGAAGCCCGTTGGATCAATAGTCGCTCCGATGAGTTCAAAGCGTATTCCGGACGCTTTTTCAAGGCCATCGAGGAGGCTGTCTACAAGATCCCTAACTTCATAAAACACACTCCCGTTCCGGAACGTCCAGCCCTGATAGCTGCTCTTCGCAAGGCAGGCTACTATTACTATGAAAACGATTACAAGGCTTTTGAATCACATTTCACCAAGCAAATAATGGAGACCATTGAGCTTACTCTCTACCGTTATTGTCTTGCCTTGTACCCCGACGATGCCGAGTTCATATGCTCAGTAATAGGTGGACGAAATCGCCTACGCACACGCGCGGGAGTAGGCGTAGATGTGGATGCTCGTAGGATGTCTGGAGACATGTGCACTTCATTGGGCAATGGCTTCACCAATCTGATGATCTACCTCTTTATTTGCGAACGAAAAGGCCTCAAGGGTGAAGGGTTCGTCGAAGGTGACGATGGACTCTTTGCCCTGACAGGTCGTCTCACTTGTGAAGATTTCGCCGAACTAGGTTTCACGGTGGAACTCCACGAGCTCGCAGACCCGTGCGAGGGACACTTTTGTGGTATGAGTTGTTCTCCGTCCCTTCAGCTAGTCAAAGATCCTAGGAGAGTGTTTCAAACCTTCGGGTGGACCTCTTCCTACATCGATGCTGGCTGGAAGGTCATGGACAGCCTGCTGCGATCGAAGGCGCTGAGTCTGGCTTACGAGTTACCGGACTGCCCAATAGTTGGTGTCCTCGCTAGAGTGGCGCTCGAAGCGACACGTGATGTCAAGGTCACTCACGTGGAGAAGCAGTGGGGACGGTACATCCCTGCTGACGAGTCTGAGATCAAGGAGTTTAATCCGACTGACGATACCAGGTTGTTCTTTGAGAAGAAGTTCGGTATTAGTCGTGAAGTCCAACTCCGGGTCGAAACCCTAATCAGGGAACTCCGATTCGATGACATAAAGTACCAACTCCCGCCTCCACCTGACGTGCTGCTTTCCTCCATGCGGTACGTAGAGTGTGGCTAAGGAAACCAGCGTAGTTTGCCGGTTCAGAAACCGGTACAGTGATCCCCAAATCTGTTCAAGCCACGGG